CCTTGAACCGTGCGTAAGGTACTGCTTCAACGGACTGCTTTTCTTCGCTTGCAGCTGGAGCGGTGTCCTGTTTAACGTCTTGGACTTCGACTTTTTCGTCACTCATTTTAACCTCTTGTTTGAGTTATCGTTTACCAACTTTTATCACCGTGTCTTTTTTTGTGTATTTTGTGATATTCTTTCCGATGAAGTCGGAAATCTTGTTTGTGACTGCTGTGATATTCTTATCACTTAAATCTTGTATATTGTATTTTAAATCTTGTAAACCCATAACAACAGAGCCGCGCTGATAATTTAGCTCTGCGTAATTCTTTGTAGACTTGACTGTAATCCTGCGTAATGTTTCGCCAGTAAGCCTTGCATTGACCTTGCCGGTTTCTCTATTAGTTGATATACCTTCAAAACCTTTTAATCTTTCACCTGCGCCAACTCTATTAGGTCCTCTACCAAACTTACGCATCCCATTGGCTTTATAATCTTTGTATGCATAGCCATTATCTTCTTTATAAGACCTTTTACTTCCAGACTGCGGTAAGCCTTCATTGGAATCTTTGCGTATGCGACCAAGCGCAAACTCGCCTGCTTGCTTCCAGATTGTTGGATTCAGTTTCGTTACGTCTTGTATTCTCATACTGGAATCCAATCGTGTCTACAATTCCATCCACCACGCGTTGCAAAATCGACTGACCCTAATGCGTTTATTTCTTCTGCGGTATAACCTGTGTCATTCTTTGCAGAACGCAACACCTCTTTGCAAATATCGCGCGTCACATCATCGTTTGGTCCAACATAAGTAAACTTTTGCTCTGGTAGGTTAGCAAACGCTTCAGCAGTAGTTGCGTTAGATAGTCTGGCAAATGCATCACCAACAACCACTCTTTTTTGTGGACCAGTTAGCATCTTTTCTGCGCCATATTCAGCCTTTAATCTTGTAGCAAGGTCTTTAGCTGGCTCACCTGTAATTACAGCTCTTGTAAGCTCTTTTTTAAGGTCTGATGCGTATTGCTCGTAGCCTTTTACAAGTGAATCAATCTCAAGTAAGCGCATTGTTTCAATAGCTTGTAAATTTACCGTGCTTACGCCTGCGCCTAATTGTGTTGCAGTTTGTAAAGCCGAAGTAATCTCTTTGTTAAAATCTTTGTACAGATTATCGATTGCATTTGACAAGCCTAATGACTTCATTTCATCCATAAAGTTAAGCGCACGAATGGTTTGTAGCTTTTGTTCTGTGCTTAATCCTTCAAGGCGTGGAAGTATCTTGCTGACCTTATCAAGCAGTTGATTCTGTATCTGCTCTAAACTGTCAAAGTATTTATCTACGAATTTAGCCACCAATTATATCCAGAATAGATTGCGGTTGTGTAGGCTCTACAGCAGGTGCTTCTTCTTGTATCTCACCAAGTAGCTCTTGTATTGATTCTTCGTCAAGGTCTGGGTTTAATTCCTCTAATATTCTACGCTTGGTCGTTAATCCATTAGCAAGCTCCCAGTCATACTGGTCGCGCTGCTCTTTAGGGTCGTGTACTGTTTCTGGCTCTGTGAAATCAACGTGATAATCGTCATCAACATTAATATTATTAGCAGCAAGTATAGCTTGGTCTACTTTGAATCGATTATGTTCGAATGGTCGCCAAGTATCCTCAACAGATGCTGCGCGTGCCTCGTAGTTTTCAAGGTTCTCTAACTTAACCTGTACTCCGCTATTAGCTTGTGAATCTGCCCAACGTGCAACAAGATGATTATTGGAAGCGGTGTCTTGTATTATGAACTTAATCAGTTCTACGATTTTATTTAGGTCGCCAGCAGGTAACTTATTCATCGTAGCACCATCTGGGAGCATAATAATTTCTTCGACACCTGCTCTAATAGGTGTGTCTTGCATTACGCCTGTAACGTACTTAATGCCAAGCGCATCAATTCTTGCGGCAATCATTGCCTCTGTATAGAGTATTGCAACGTGTTCTTGTGCGCTAACAATATCGAGCGCACCAGCTTGCCAGTATTCATCAACAAGCTCTTGATTGCGTCTTGAGAACGTAAAAGGTAGTATGTCAAACACATTATCCTCGTGGAAATGTATCTTTCCTTTTTCATCGAACTTCATATGCATACCAATATGGTCATCGGTAGTTTTTGACCAAAACTCATACATACGTTTTGTTCTGTCGTTCATATTCGCAATAGGATAAAAGACTGCCGCTTCTTCTGTACTTCCTTCAAGGAATAAGGGAAAGAAGTACGGTATAATATCATACTGAAGTTTTTCGCCATCAAACATAGATGACATACACATATTACCAGTTAAGAAGGTCATCTTCTCCATCTGGCGCATTTTAGAATCTATATCTTGCGGTAAGTATTCTGTGTACCGCTCGTTAAGGCGTACAGGTCTGTCCTTATATACCAATGAACGCGCACTAACCATACGATGCGTGAAATTAGGCAAGGTAGGTGGTAACTTAACACCGCCCTCAAAGTATGGTGTAACGTATTCATCATACTCGCCTTCATAGAAGTCAATCATCTTCATACGTCTTTTAGTTACTTTGTCGTCAGTATGCCCAATAATTTTCTTTACTGACTTCATTACAGTATCGTGTGCTAAATTAGGTATTATCACGCTTGCGCCTCTTTATGCTTAAAAATCTTTCTTAATATTAACATAGTTTGTTCCTGTGTGTTGTCATCAATTTGCTTTTGTAGCCTAACAGCAAAAAAAATAAAACTTACTAAAATAATGTTTAAAAAAATCGATGCTCCCAGTATAAAATTTACCATCTGCTATATCCAACAGTCTTTGGTACAATCGGCATAAGCCAGCTACAACCATAGCCAAGTGCATCTAACATATGTCCGTGTTCTGGGTCGCGTGTGTCAATCTGTTGGTTTCTCCATACATTCTGCTCTAAATCCATAATCGTATACTTACAACTACCATCGACAGTTAATCTACCCTCACGCAGTAAACGATTTACGCTATTTACTCTATCCTTTACAGGTGGATTGGCTCTTGGTGATAACACTTGAAAGCCAGCCATCTTCATAATATCGTGGTCAGTATGTGCCGCAGAAGTTTTACGCGCGCTACCACTTGCATCTGGATATACTTTAATCGCAGGATATATCTGTTTTAACTGCTCTGCCAAATCATAAGTACCTGCGTTCTTTAATCTTATCTCTTTTTCAACGTGTATTTCGTCTTTTGTGTGCCTAAAAATACACGCAGATAACTGGTCCACATTAAAATCAACACCGCATCCTACATCCCAACTCTGCAAATCATTACGCGTTTGTATATGCTTGTTGCGGTCAAACTCGTGATAGACTCTGCCTTGTGTTAAGTTGACAAATTTACCGTGTACATACGCATCAATCTGTTCTTTGCTGTAAGACTTTAACAGCGTTTCTTTGTAGTCGTCTGGCAAGTGTGGATTATCAAGCGTACTGGCTTGTATAACACCTATATCCATTTCTTTATTATTAGCAAGAGTAAATCCCCAGTTAAGTTGTTCTGGCGTTCCTGTTAAGAATATCTGTGACTTGGTTGCTTCTGGGTGTCTTACGCGCGCAATCATCTGCTCAAATACCTCACGCTTTTGAATAAAGGGTTCATCAATAATCGCTGAAGCAATATTAGGACCGCGTAAAGAATCTGGCTTATCACCAGAACCGAACCATATCGTACCATCCCAGTTATGTATTTTAAATTCTGCTCGCTGCTGATTGTATGTATAGTCAAGCCCTGCCCTGTTACAAATTTCTTTTAAGGTGACAATAATCGTCTTGGTAGCTAACTGATGTGAAGGTGATATGTACATCTGCGGTATTGGTCTGTTGATATACGACATCTGTATCGATTTCAACGCACCAATGTAAGTCTTTCCGCTTCCGTAGCCACCAATCAGTAGTACGATGCGATTGGGCATATCCCAAAATTGCAGCTGATGCTTTAGCATCTTGTCTTTTTTTATCTTGAATATCACTCAACTATTAACTCATCCTGCACAATCTTTTGCTCAATGTATTCTCTTGCTTTACCTTCTGTGCGGTCAGCAATAAAAGCAATAGCACGCATATCGCCACGTTTTGCCATCATCCAGACCTTCCGCATCACTTCTTCGCGCGTACTTCTGCCTTGCTCATCTACTTCATCGCCTATGCTATCAATAATATCTTTTAAAGCTCCACGCCTGCCATTTGGATTAGCATTATTGCCTTTTTTAAACTTAACGCCTTCATTGTTACCTTCAAGAAATTGTCCATTAGGTCGTCGTTTTACCGCCGATTTAGCCATTTAGCTCTACCAATCCCATCATAAATGCTTTATTTAGCTTTGTTATCAAATCTTTTACTTTATCTGTATCTATTTCGTACACGTCAAACTCCAATCTATAATTGCCAGTAGTCTTTAGATTCTTTATACCAACAAGCTCTACAGTAAGTGCATTGCCTTCTTCTTTGCTCATATTCTACCTTCACGCCTTAATATTCTTTTTGCCCACGCAAATCCAGCATCACCGCCCCAGCCAAGCCAAGATTGATATGCTTTACTGGTTTTATCTCGACGCCTTGCTGCGCGACTCTGTTCGTTATTGTGTCTACTAAAAAATGAGTACATACGCATAACAGTATCTAACGAAAGATTCTTGCGATTAATAAGATCACGCGCACGAGCTAATCCAGTTGGTGTCATTGCCCTTCTGGAAGGTGGAAGCTCTTTACGAATATCCAAAGCACGTCTTGCGTTATCAGCTACTTTTTGTGGAGGTACAGGCATTATATATATTTAACCCATTTTAAACCATTTACACGCCCTGTGGAACGCCTGTGATACCGCCTGTGGCGTTGTGCCTGCATATTCAGAGATTGCAGTAAAGCTAAACCCTTGTACTAAATACATAAAAACAATCTCTTTTTGTAACTCTGTAAGTTTGTGCCATTTATCTTCTATTTGCTGTGCAAACTTAAGTTCGTCTGTATTATACGTTTCTTTTGTAGATAAATATTCAATGGCAACCTTTGCGGCGTTTAGCCTTCTTACAGCAATTTCCGCAAGTTCTGCTGCTTCTTCGTTATAGCCTTGATTCATTTAGGGTATTTTATATTACACTCATTACACACATATAAAACATCGTCTTTTATGCATTGTTTTATTTTATCGCACAAATCACAATATGTTTCTTTTATAATTTCTATATTAAAAACATTCATTTTTTCATCTTACCATCTTGTATTGTATTCGCCTGTGTATTCGTCTGTGTATTCGAGTGTGTATCACTTTTTAATATATTCCGAGTGTAAATAAGCAATCAAACCACTTATCCCAGTTGTGCTTAATAACATATACAATAATCC